ACACTGCAATTGTTGTCATTGGTATTGATGCTGACAATAACGTTTATGTTCTTGATATTGATCGTTTTAGAACAGACAGAATTTCTGACTACTTTGAGCACATCCTACATCTATCAAACAAGTGGTCATTCCGTAAGATGAGAGCAGAAACAACGGTAGCCCAGATGGCTATTGTTAAGCAGCTCAAAGAACTAATCAAGCAGCATGGTTTGTCAATAAGTATTGAAGAGTACAGACCCAACAAAAACCAAGGTAACAAGCAAGAACGTATAGCTGCTGTTCTAGAGCCTCGTTACGATAACATGGGTATCTGGCACTACCGTGGCGGTAATACTCAAATCTTAGAAGAAGAGTTGTCATCTCGTAACCCTCCGCATGATGACGTTATTGATGCTCTAGCTTCTGTAGTAGACATGGCTGTGAAACCTGCACGTTCTGTTCGTAGACAGAAAAGCAATGTTGTCCAGTTCAATCAAAGATTCGGTGGAGTTAGCTTCTAATGGCTGGAACAAATATTGATCTTGACATGCTTCTTGATCCTCACAGCATGGCCGTTGAGATTTCGCAGCAGTGGACTGACTGGAACAATGCTCGTCGTCAGAAGATCGAAGAGTGGAAAGAACTTCGTAACTACATTTATGCTACTGACACTCGGACCACTTCGAACAGTAAGCTACCTTGGACCAACAGCACCACCACACCAAAGTTGACACAGATTGCAGATAATCTTCATGCAAACTACTTTGCTGCTTTGTTCCCTCAGAAGCGGTGGTTTCGGTTTGAAGCTAACGACCAAGACTCTGACACGAAAAGCAAGCGTGACGTTATTCAGTCGTACATGCAAAACAAGATTCGTCAGTCGGACTTTGAGAACACTGTAAGCCGTATCCTCAATGACTACATCCAGTATGGTAACTGCTTTGCTACGGTTGACTTTACTCGTGACTACATCGAAATGGATGGCGAGATCATTGTCAACTACGTAGGACCAAAGCTAGTTCGCATTAGTCCTTTTGATATTTGCTTCAATCCTCTGGCCCCTAACTTTAGTGAAAGCCCGAAGATCATTCGGTCTATTGTCACGCTAGGTGAGATTGCCCGTAAGATAGAAGAATCAACAGACAACGCCTATATGTCTGATGTTCTTGACCGGATGATGGTCAACCGGACATCGACCGTTATCCAAGACGTAGATGTAACAAAATCACAAGGTTTTATTGCTGATGGTTTCTCTAATATCAAAGAATACTACGACTCGAACTACGTAGAGATCCTTACCTTCTACGGTGACATTTACGACAAAGACACCAAGACTTTCCATAAGAACCGTATCATCACTGTTGTTGATCGTGCTTACGTTTTGTCAAATGAACAGAACCCTAGCTGGTTGGGTAAGTCTGCTGTCTTCCACGCTGGCTGGCGGGAACGTCCTGACAACCTGTATGCCATGGGGCCTCTGGATAACCTTGTAGGTATGCAGTATCGCATCGACCACCTTGAGAACCTAAAGGCTGATGTGTTCGATCAGATCGCATATCCCATCATGAAGATTCGTGGTGACGTAGAGGACTTTGACTTTGAGCCTGGCTCTCGTATTTACATGGGTGAAGAGGGTGACGTAGGTTACCTGATGCCAGACTCGACAGCCCTGAACGCAGACTTCCAGATCCAGAACCTAGAAGGTAAAATGGAGATGATGGCTGGTGCACCTCGTGAGGCTATGGGTATCCGTAGTGCAGGCGAGAAGACAGCCTTTGAGGTCCAGCAGCTTATGACTGCGGCAGGCCGTATCTTCCAACACAAGACAGCCCACTTTGAACGTGTGTTCCTTGAGCCTATCCTGAACGCAATGCTTGAGGCTGCTCGTCGTAACATGGACTATGCAGACACTGTTCGTGTCCTTAACGAAGACTCTGGTTTGTTTTTCTTTGAGCAGATCACCAAAGAAGATATCAAGGCAAACGGTAAGATTGTTCCTATGGGTGCTCGTCACTTCGCAGAACGTGCACAACGCATCCAGAACCTGACACAGCTTTACCAGATCAAGTTGTCAGACCCCACTATCGCAGCACATATGTCGGGCAAAGAGTTTGCTCGTATCCTTGCTGACGAGCTTGGTGAGCCTGCACTGTTTGGTGAGAACATTACTGTTGTTGAACAACTGCAGACCCAGCGTGTAGCAACCGAAGCGCAGGTCCAGTATGAAGAAGAACAACAAGTAGCAATCGAACAAGGTCTGTAATGAAAGCATCTTGGTTTAAAGAATGTAAGACTAAGGAAGACAAAGAGCAGGTCCGTAAGCTCCTATACAGCAACAAGGAAGGCTTTGACCGACTCAAGGATATCCTAGAGCCTATGCTCAAGGAGGCCCTCCCTACAGCCGACTACGACAGCCCCTCGTGGGCATACAAACAGGCTGACAGGATTGGGTATAACCGAGCACTAACCACGGTGCTTGAACTTATCAACTTAGACAAGGAATAGATTATGGTATTTACTGACGGGACTGCAACCGCACAGACCGAGCAGAACGCAGAGCAGACGCAACAAGAAGCCACACCACAGGAATCTTACTTGCAGAAACTCGTAGAGGCAAAGGGAGAGAACTGGAAAGACCCTGAAGTACTCGCCAAAGGTAAGCTAGAAGCCGATGGCTATATCAAGACTCTCGAAGAACAATTAGCTCAAATGCGAGAAGACTTGAAGAAAAAAGAGTATCAGGCCCAGGTTCTTGAACAACTCCAGAATAAGGCCGCTGACTCTACCGCAGCGAAGAATGGAGTGCCCAATGATAACGGTAGCGCCGAGGCACAGAACACCACTGGTAACCTTAGTGAGGAAGACCTGAAGAGCCTTGTTGAAAAGACACTGACTCAACGTGAGAAAGAAACTTCTGTCAAACAGAACCTATCTCAAGTTGACAAAGCACTGGACGATATGTTTGGCACTGAAGCCTTATCCGTTGTCCAGAAGAAAGCACAAGAACTTGGTATGTCCATTGAACGTATGCAGGACATTGCCGCAGAAAGCCCTAATGCCTTCTTTGCTTTGATTGGTGAGAAACCGAAGCAGCCTATGAATCCTATGATCCAAGGTTCGGTTCGCACTGAGGGTGTCAATATGCAAGCCTCGGCAGAACGGGACTGGTCCTACTACCAGAAACTTCGTCGGGAAAACAAAAACCTCTATTACACTCCGAAAATCCAGCAGCAATTAATGGAAGACAAAATGCGCTTGGGTGATAAATTCGGTCTGTAACAATTTGGAGTAAATACAATGGCTGGTAACACTAGCGCAATTAACTACCTGACTCGTTCTGATGTATGGGGTCAGGAACTGAAAGAACTGCTGCGTGATGAGATGCAGGCACAACGCTATGTGCGTATGCTTGAAGGTTTCCCTGATGGTAACACCTTCCACATCCCGCAGATTGGTGCAACCACTGTGCGTGACTACACCGAAGATAATGCTGTTGTCTACGATCCGCTGGCAACTGCAGACTTCACCTTCACCATCAGTGAATACCTGGCAAGCTCGACCTACATCACCAAGAAGGCTGAGCAGGATCTGTTCTACGCAAACGAGCTGATGAGCCGTTTTGTTCCTGAACAAGAACGTGCCATCATGGAGCACTTCGAAACTACTACCTTTGCTGCACCTGAAGCTGGTGTGTCGGCAAACTCGGCTGAAGCAATTGATGGTATTGCTCACCGTATTTCGGGTGGTAACGGTGGTCGTATTGAGCTGGCTGACTTTGCCTATGCTCGTTATGCCCTGAAGAAAGCCAATGTGCCTGATCAGGCCATGGTTGCTATCGTTGATCCTTCGGTAGAGTTCACCTTGAACACCCTGTCGAACCTTGTCAACGTCTCGAACAACCCCAAGTTCGAAGGCATCGTTTCGGCTGGTGTTGCAACTGGTATGCGTTTTGTAGCCAACGTGTATGGCTTCGACGTGTATACCTCGAACTACCTGCCTGACAACACTGACTCGGCTCTGGCTGAACGTGATGGCTCGACCACCAATAACTTCTCGGTTAACAACGGTAAGGTCAACATGTTCTTCTCGGCAAATGCTGTAGCCAACCCGTTTGTTGGTGCATGGCGTCAAATGCCTGAGGTAGACTACGAGTACAACAAAGACTACCAGCGTCACGAGTATGTAACTACTGCTCGTTATGGTGTCAAACTGTACCGTCCCGAAGGCATCGTGCGTATCGCAACGAACCCTGACGTGTAATGACAAAGGGATGGGGGCTTCGGCCCCCTCCTACTTTTCTCTTGACGACTATTGATTATTGGTGTATAATATCTTTAACCTTGGCAGGGGCTATAGTATATCTACCCTATAGGAGCTACGTATGGCTAACGTAAACCACTCAACACTCACTGATCCTTACCTACATGAACCTAAGGGTGTTGCTTCGGCTACTTCTGGGGCTGTCTATATTGCGGATGGTGCTGGTAGTGGTGACTGGACTAAAAGTCATGCTCACATCAATGGGTATATTGATTTTGATAGTGCAACTCCTGCATACCAGCATTCAGTAACAACATCATTCACAGTGATTAATCCAACATTTTCTGTCACTAACGCAGATGGTTTTAGTGGTACTGCTTCCCCTAACGCACGTTTGATTTACACTGGCGCAGGAAGCTTGACTGCTTTCTGTACATTTACGTTTAACTTTAAGAACAACTCTGGCACAGACCGTTACCTTGAGGTGGTCTTCTACAAGAACGGTTCACCTATGAACGGTGGCCACATCATTGTTACTGCTACTTCTGGTGAATGGAAGTCTGCTACTTTGGCTGACACCACCACCTTAGCTCAGAACGACTACATTGAAATCTTTGTCAAAGCAGATGCATCGTTTACTCTTGACGTTGCTGGTGCTTCACTGATTGTCCATGGGGTGCCTGCATAATGAAGACAACCCTACTCCAAATCGTTCAGTCTATCCTTTCGGATATGGACTCAGAGGATGTCAACAGCATCTCTGATACCGTAGAAGCACAGCAGATTGCTTCTGTCGTAGAGGATACTTACTACAACATCATTGCTGCCCGTGAAATCCCAGAACATAACAAACTTTTGTCACTTGTTTCTCCTTCTGATGCAAACAAGCCTACACACTTTAGCTACCCTACTGATACTAAGACAATCAAACGTGTTGAATACAATGTAAGTCCTGACTCCAATAAAGACTTCCGTGAAATTCAGTGGGTAGATCCAATTCTGTTTTTAGAACGTATGGATGAAAATGGTCTTTTAGTAGAGACATACAACGAGAGTGTCCAAATCTTTGTCAACACTGACGCAGCTCCTCGCTACTACACTTCGTTTGATGACAACTACATCATCATGAATTCATACGATTCAAACGTAGAGACTTACCTAAAGGCAAATAAGACTCGTGCTTTTGGTTCTGTCTATCCTACGTTTACTCAAGAAGATAGTTTCGAACCTGACTTAGACAACACACTCTTGCCTTACCTTTTAGCTGAAGCTAAGTCTACATGCTTCTCTTTGTTTAAGGGTGGTTCTGATCCTAAGGTAGAGCAGGCAGCACGTCGCCTAAAGTCTTACGTTCAGAACGATATGTATAAGTCTGTCCGTCCTAACAAGCGTCCCCACTACGGGAGAAAATAATGGTTGAGTTCTTCCATGACACCGAAAACCAGAGGTGTGAATGTAAGACTGACAAACTCACCACCAAAGTTCACATCGAAAAAGAACTAGGTGGATATCGTTTCTTTGTCATTCGTTTCGAAAAAGGTAATGTTCCTGCTGAACTGGACGGACGATACTCTAGTATGAGTCAAGCTCAGAAGGCAGTAGAGAAGTACCTTAGAAATAAAAAGCAGTCTGTCTCAGCAAGACGCAAGTCTTTCGGTGATGACTTCGAAAAGCGTAAGAAGGTAAGAGATGCCGCAAAGTCTAACACAGAAAGCAGTTAACAACTTTGTCCGTGGCCTTATTACCGAGGCTGCGGAACTTACGTTTCCTGAGGGTGCATCAGTAGACGAGCTTAACTGTGACCTTCGGCGTGATGGCACTCGTCGTCGTCGTCTAGGTGCTGAGATAGAGGAAGGTGCTGTCCAATCCAGTTTTACCATTAATGATTCTGACCGCATTAATTCGGATACATGGGTCAACGTAGGTGGTAATCCAGAACTTGAGTTTTTAGTTGTTCAACATCAAAACACACTTTACTTCTACAATAAAGCAGACACTCCTTACTCTGCCCAAGAGAAGGCTAATTCTGTTGATTTAAGTTCTTACGAACAGGCTGGATCTTCTGGAGCAGAGAACAGTGATTGTCAGTTTGCCTCCTTGAAAGGTAAGCTTGTTGTTTCTTCTCCTGGCATCAACACCATACTCATTGAATACGATGATGTCACAGATACCTTCTCTGTCACTCAGATTGATTTTAAAGTCCGTGACTTTGAATACCAAGGTAACACTGAGGATTACTTAAAGAAGACTACTGGTATTACAGCCACATATGCTCGTATCTACGACACATTGAACAGTGGTTGGGCTGAAGAAAACATTGGTAATAACTCATTCAATGCTTTGAGTATTTACCGCTTTCAGGATTTAAACAGGTACCCTTCCTTGACCCTCCCTTACTATTCAGGTAAGAGCAGTTCTGGTCAATTCGACCTTACGACTTACGAACAGGTTGGCGGTGGTACAAGTCTTTCAGGCAATGGCCGTTACATCCTAGACTTCTTTAATCAGAACCGTCAAGCTGCCGTATCTAATGACGGTGGTGCTTATGGCTTTAGCATTGGTACTGGTCTAAACAAAACAATCACAACCCGTTTTTCTTGTGTTGAGTCTTTTTCTGGTCGTATCTTTTACGCTGGCCTTGGTTCCTCTGAGGATGGCGGTAAGATTCTATTCTCAAAACTTATCGAAAACGACAGAGACTTCGGTGCTTGTCACCAAGCTAATGACCCAACCAGTGAATACTATAGTGATCTTCTTGATACTGATGGTGGTGTCATAGACATCCCTGACGCAATCAATATTAAGAAGTTGTTTGCTTTGCAGTCGTCCATCTATGTATTCGCAGAGAATGGTGTTTGGCAGATCAATGGTGTTGATGGTGTGTTCAAAGCTACTGCCTATGCAGTAAGCCGTGTGTCTCGTGTAGGTCTACTTTCTGCTGGTTCTTTTGTAGCTGCAGAGAATGCCCCATTCTGGTGGTCACGGTTTGGTATCCACACCCTTACGTCTGATCCTGTATCTGGTGTTGGTCAGGAACAGAACCTTACTATTTCTACTATTCAAACATTTTGGGATGCTATTGGTTATGACGAAAAGCTAAAGGTCAAGTCTGTCTACGATAGTATTAACAAACGTATTTACTGGGCTTACCCTGATAACGGTGAGACAAGACAGGCAAAGATTAACAACATTCTTATTCTTGATATCCCACTTCAAGCTTTCTATCCTTGGCGTATATCTGACTATCCCACCGTGCCCCTTGACTATGTTGTTGGCTTAGCCTTCTACTCAGGGTATGGTGCAAAGCCACTTGAGCTTGATGTTACTACCTCTGCTGGTGGTGACGTGGTTACGTTAGACTACCAAAACGTAGACTTTACGTATACCGCAGGGAGTGCAACAGGTACTATAACTTTTAATGTGGACTCTCATTCTTTGTCAGTAAGTGACTCTGTTACTTTTGCAAACTTCTCTCAAGTATTCAGTGATCCTTTTGGGTTATTCCCTGATTTTGATTCCAGTAATCTGAACAGTGGTACGTATACTGTTACGGCAACAACAGCAACTTCTTTCACTGTGAGTATTACTTATGAAGATGTTGCATCCTTTGGCGGTAGTCTTAGTGTTCCACAAGAGGCTACGGATCAGACCTACAATGGAATAGAAATAGGTTCATTAGTTGATGATGTTGTTTCAACCCAAGTATCCACGTTTAACACGGGTGACGCAGCAATCGTCTTACTGGTAAGAGACAGAATTACTAATACTACTGGTAAGCTAGTTATGGGTGGCTTCACAAGCAAAAGCTTCTTAGACTTTGGTATAACGGATTATTCTTCATATGCAGAGACTGGGTATGATTTCGTAGGTGATCTTGTCACAAAGAAAAACACCCCTTACCTTGTTGTCTACTCACGCTTGACAGAAGAAGGTTTTACTGGTAACGAAGTTTCTGGATATGAAACTGTGAGGCCCTCTTCCCTACTCGTATCTACTGCTTGGGACTTTAAGGAAACCTTCTCTACAGGACAACAAGCTTATCGTCTTAAATATCCTGTTGCTGTTAATCCTAACGATCTTACCGAGTTTGACTATCCAGATTCTGTTGTCACAACTCGTTTGAAGATTCGTGGTCATGGTCGTTCCATGCGTATCCGCTACGAGAGTGAGCAAGGTAAAGACTTCTTGCTTCTGGGTTGGGGTATCATACAAGGTAGGAACCCTAGATACTAATGACAAGTATTATCCGTGAAGCAACAGAAGAAGATATCTTTGACATCCTTGTTCTAGCTCGTGAGTTCTCTAGAGAAGCTCCTGAGACACACAAATGGAACAAAGAAAAGACAAACAACTTTCTGCACAACGTTCTTCAAAACAACAACGCAATCATATTTGTTCTTGTTAAAGATGACGAAGTAATCGGTGCTATTGTTGGTGTTATAACAGAAATGTTTATGGCCAATAAAGTTGTAGCTACAGAGTTAGCTTGGTTTGTCAGTAAAGAAGCACGAGGAACACCAGGGTCTATCAAGCTTATCAAGAAGTATGAAGCTTGGGCTAAATCCAGAGGTGCAGACTACGTTGTTCTTGGTGATATCAAAGGTATTTCTGATCTTGGTAATTTGTATGGTCGTCTAGGTTATGACGCCGCAGAGACAACCTACATGAAAGGTTTATAAAATGGCAGCGATTTCAACAATTCTTGCAGCAACGGCAGTAGCAGCTACAGGTTACTCTGTTGTACAAGGACAGAAGGCAGCTAAGGCACAACGTGCAGCAGCAGGTAAGCAAATCGAAATGCAGCAACAGCAGGCTGCTCGTGAACGTCGTTCTGCTATTCGTGCCAACATTATCCGTCGAGCACAGCTTCAGGCTCAGGCTCAGGCTGCTGGCGTAGAAACCTCGTCTGGTGTCCTTGGTGGTCTAACAAGTTTGTCATCTCAGCTTGGTGCAAACCTTGGCTTTGGTAGCATGATGAGTGGTCTTAGCCAACAGTACACTGGCTTGACTGCTCAAGCTGCAGACTACAGTGCTCGTTCACAAATGGGTTCAGCTATTGCAGGCTTTGCATTCCAAGGTGCTCAAGCTACTGTTGGCACTAGCTTTGGTCAGAAACGTGTGACTGAAATGTTTGGCTAAGAAGGATTTTAATGTGGCTTCTCCGCTTACTCTTGAAGAACGAATCTCTAATGCAATCACTTTGGCTGAGGAAGCGGAAGCACAGCCAGAGCAGCCCCCTTTTAATCCTGCAAGTCAAGTAGAACTAGCCCACTCTCAA